TTATGCCTGCAATTCCCACAATTCCCAACTTGTACCACCAGTGCCGCTGACTAAACCTGCACCATAGGCATACACATCTATAACGACTTGCGGCGTACCACTCCAATATGTCACCTCTCTTGGTTCGCCTCTGAACGACCACCAACAGTTAGTTGGATCGGATGATTCAGCCGTACCATCTGAAAGAATATTGACCTCAAATCGTCCACTGTAGTGCTTGCGACTACTGGCTGAATATCCTGTTTCAATCGTTCCAGCAAGCGTGCCGCTAGTGCCATTTTTCCAAGGGATTGAACAACTGCCGCTTGCTACCTTAACCCAATGCAGTTTCTCGTCATCAAGGGCCTCTTGAGCCTTTGTGTTAACCAAGCCTAGAGCGTACTCAGAAGCGGCTAACTCATGACTTGCGCCATCAATTTTGTCTGAAAGTTTTGATAGAAAATGCTGTGCAACACGAAGTGGCGACATCCAAACGCCTGTGCTAGTACCTTCTTCAGCCTGCGCTTGCGTTGCATGTTCATCATTGTGTAGATACTGTGGAAATGGATTATCCTCAACTTTAAAAGCGTCGAGAGCATCTTGGGCGGCATTGGCTAGATCTGTAGCGTTATCAGCGGCGTCCTGAGCTGCATTAGCCAAATCAACTGCGTTATCCGCTGTGCTCTGAGCATTACTTGCCTTTGTATTTATCTGGCTCAATGCGTATTCACTTGCAGTGTAATCTGTTCTTGTGCCGTCTAATGCGCTTGAAATGCGCGATTTTAGCAAAGCCAGACCAGAGCTTGGATTTAGCATCGATGACGTGTCAGTGCCGTTGATAGCCTCGGCACTCGTCGCAAATCTTGCAACACCAGCTTTAACGCTAGTTGCGACACGTTTAAGCATCTTTGAAATAGTCAGTATTTTAGAGTCATCAACGCCGGCTTCAACGTCCTCATCATTGATGATTTTTGCGATGCCCGCTTCTGTTTCTGTTGCGTAAGGGACAATAGGGCTCACTGTCACATTCACGACATCAGCATTTTCTAGCTCTGTGATGTTTTCTATTTCAAGTTGTAGATACTCAGCACTATCGAGACTAGGAATGAGAGATTCCGGATATGCGCCATAGATGATCATATCTCCCTCATCATCATAGATGCCGTACTCGCGCAATGTTTGCTCTGCTGTTTCAGCAGTTGGAGTCACGTATGAAATTACATGAATCAAGTGGCCGTCTATTGAAGCTTCATTGAGTGCAACTCGAGCGAACTCGTTGACCAAATTTGTGAAGCTAGAATCGGGGGCTACATAGGCACCATTCGAATCACCAATAGCCATCTCAATCAAGTTAATAGTTTCGCCAGCATTGTATGCAGCTTCGATTTTGCTGATACCCAAATCAGTTACATATGAAAAATACGTCATCATTTTTACTCATCATTCAATTCATTGTTGCTCGTCAGATAGAGACAGCATAAGTATCTGCCGCCTTGCAGCTATTTTCTCGTCGGCGGTTGGCTCGTATCGTGTCAGTTCGACGTCAACGACTTGACCAACTCTTGCCGTCAAAAATTCATGCACTGGTATGCCTTCTTCGTTTAGTGCAGTGTAATAATTTCCGAAAGTTAGGTTTTGACTAATGATGTCGGACTCATGCGTAAACGTGACAGTCATGCCACTCCAATCTCGCCACTTTGGCCACTTTGCTTGTGAACTAAAATAAACAACTACATCGGCAGACCTACGCCGCCATATAAATTGTGATTTTCGATAAATAGTTACGATTGGTTCACCAGACGGCCAACTGTGCGATGAAAACTCGCCGTACGTATCTTTGTACTCGGGATGTAACGGCGAATACTCAAACACGCCAACTGATGTTAATACGTCGCCCCCGTAATAGCCCTCGCCGACTGTTATTGAAAAGCGCTCATAGTCTTCTATAGACTCAAGAACGACTGAACCACTGATGCCTGCATCTTCTGTTGAAGTGGCTGTTATCGTCACAGAGCCAGATGCTAATGCGTTGTAATTGCCTGCGTCATCAATTGAAATAATGGTTTCATCAGAGCTGGACCACTCAACCACGCTAGGTTCATCAAGAGAGTTAGCAGACGTGCCGTCGTTGTATGAAACCGTGGCAATTAGTTGTCCCGTATCGCCTGGCGCAAGTGATTCGGGCATACCTGAAATAGCGATTGAGACCGGAGCTACGGCAACATGAGACACTACTTGGCACTCTGCACTAGAGATATTATTGAATGTAGAGATAGCATAAACACTAGCACTGCCTTCGCCAGCAAATGAGACCAGTCCAGCCTCATTGACGGTCACAATAGACACATCACTGGATTCATATCGCACGTCATGAGTTGTTGTTCCATCACTCATTTGAACGGTTGCTGATACGCTGACTGGCTCCCCCTCATAAACGATGATGCTCGTCGGAGATATGGCAATCCCCGTGACATGCAGCGGCACAATATTAGTTGCAGTCCAACGCTTACGAGTTCGAACCACTGGAGCAGCGTACGCAGAACCCAAACTAGGGTCATGGATAATGTTACCTTTCCAGTGTTGAGAGCCTTGTTTGTTGCTTTCAGTTAAAGCAATGAGAGTGTCGTAGTCATTCTGCATGAGACTACGACTATCACTTGGTGCGGCATCGATGCGAAATGTGCCGCGAGTACCTTCGGGCACCATGGCATACCACGGCACTACAGTCGCATCAAACATCGACAACTCCAGCGCTCGCTCTACAGCCCAAATAGTGCCCTTGTACTTTTTCAAAATCAGAGCGTTGGCGATGGATTCTCGCTTACGCTCTTCGCTCCATTCATCGTCCCATGCATCCACTCGAAACCACCAAGCCAACCACGGTAGGAACGACTCATGAACGTTCTCAATATCCATAATATTGACAAACACAATGACGTCTCGCAGTGAGTTAAACTCTTCCGTCGTTAACGTCGATAGCGTTCGCAATCGAATATCTTTACGTAAAATTTTCGGTAGCATTTGAAACTCCATATTTGATGGCTGCATGTTAACTACTACAGAGTTCATTGGCGGCTAATGACCGTTTTTAAGCGGAATTTAAATACCATTTAAACCAACTTAAAAAGGAGTCTGACATGACAAAAGAAATCGCAATTAACACCCCTGAAGACAAGCCTGCTCTAACGCTAACAGATCAGCTTATTGCTGCGTGCATCGTAGAACACGACATCTGCCCACTCGTCACACCGATTCAAGTCGGTGGAAAAAGTGTCAATGCAGTGGTACGTAAACGAAAAGCCGTAGTGCGTGACCGTATCAATGCCGTGCGCTTTAGTATCGATATGTTTGATATCGAGCTATCTGATGCAGTTCGTGCATATGTCGCTTCTCAGATTTGTGGTTTTGGTACGCTTGAGATGGAGACCGAAATAGGCAAAGACAAATCCGGAACTGAGCAGGAAGTGGTTAAATCCGCGAAGCTTGTTGAGGGTTCCATGATTGCGGTTAGTGCTGATGATCTACTTAATCAGATGGGCATCGGTGATTACACAAATGTGGCGTACTTAATGGGAAAGAACTAAACCTTGCTCGGATGAGCAAGAAGGTTTTTGATTTTGCATTTGAGGCTCTTGTGCACCGAAGAACGGGAATAGTCTCGGTGTCAGAGTTGATGGATATGACGTGGGCTGAGATGGCTTACATGATCGAGAGGTACAACAGTGTCAATAAGCAAAAAAGGTAGCGGCTATGCGTTAGAGCTGGTTGTTGGCATTCAAGATGAATTCTCTAACCAATCCAAGGCCATCACAGAGAGCACCAAAAAGCTGGAGAGAGAAGTTAAGGACCTACAAAAGACCACCAGCGACATCTCTCAATATGAAAAATCAAAGAACGCACTTGAGCAACTAGAGAAGCAACAACTCAATACCAAGGACGCAGTTGAAAAACAGAAGGCCGCATTAAAAAAACTCAAGAAGGAATCGGGTGAAACCGATGAATACAAACGCCAACAAAAAGCACTCCAGCTATTGCAAAAAGAGGAGCGAGAAACAACGGCGCAGACTCGCGAACATGAACGTGTCATACGCCGCTTAAAAAGCTCACTCAGTGATGCTGGGCTTGATGTTAATCATCTTGCTGATGATGAAAGTAAATTGAAAGCGAAGATTGATAAAACAAATCAGTCCATCAAAGAGCAATCTCAGCAAATGAACAAATTGGGTACCGCCCAAGATAAGATCAAGTCATTTGGTGAGAAGATGAGCCTTGTTGCTGGCGGCGCGGCTGTCGCAGGAACATTGCTGTATCGCGGTAATGACATGCTTAAAAATGAGCTGCTATTTTCGGCGCGAACAGGCACAAGTTTGTCTGACGTTCAGTCAGCAGAGCAGCGCAACTTTCGCTCTGAGTTGGTCCGTAAATATGGGGCAACATCTGGCGATATTTTCACTGCTCAAGCAATTGCAACACAGCAAGGTTTAGGCTCGCAAGAGTCCATGAATCTCGCCGCTTCTGCAATTGAAATGCAGGAGGTCTTTGGAGATATCGACCCACAAGAATCCATTCGAGCCATCGCCAATGCTGCTAAAGGATTTAATGTCAGTACGACTGAAGCCGCAAACACCATCTTTGCGATTCGACAGGCCTCTGGTGATGCGAATGGTGATTTGATGGATACGTTCGCAGAGTATGCGCCTTTGCTGGGCGATAAGATGTCACTCAAACAATACGCAGCCTCTTTGACGGCTGGTCGTAAAGCTGGCGTGTGGAACTACGACAAGATAGGCGATTCATTCAAAGAGGCGTTTCAAGCTCGATTCAGTGATGCTGGAGAGTTTGAAAAATTGGTCGGAGGCGGAACAACCGTCGGAGCCATTGAGGGCATTAAAGACCCAGAGCTAAGAAAGCTCATTCGAGGTCAAGCGTTCAAGGTTCGAAATACAATGGCCACTGGTGGTGATGTAGGTTCTGCTTATGCAGAGTTCATGCAATCTCTATTGCCAGCTATGCAGTTAGATCCCGGCGCAATCAAACCTATTATGGAAATGGCAGGTGGTGTTATTTACTCCGAAGACGTTGGTACTGAAGGCGTGAAGGCAATAGCTGACGCAATGGCTAATCCAGACAAGTATCTCAAAGACGCAAGTTTAAGCGACGCTGCATCTGGCGTTCAAACATCTGCTGAGAAAGGTATCAATGCTGGGAAAGCGATTCAGATGGGAATTGATTCGAGCACCGGAAAACTCATTGAATCACAAGACACTCTGGCCACCGCCATCAACGATTTGGCTGGTTATATCTCTAGAGGGATGGGACACAGCAATGCGTTAGGCTTTGCTGGTGGCGTTCTTGAAGGGGGCGCAGCCATTTTAGGTGGAGGGGCATTACTGCGTTTCGGCGGCAAGCACATTAAAAAAATGCTCGGTATGGTCGATGTGGCCAAAAGCGCATCCAAATCAGGCTGGAAAAGTAATGATGTGGCCAAGACGGTTATTGACCAGAAAGCCCGAAATGCAGCAAATGCAGCAAAGACTAGTCCTGTGGATGTGGCAGCAGATGTGGCAACGCAAGCACAAAGCGTACCCAAAACTGCCGCAAAAGCCACACCAAACGCAAGTGCGGTGACGCCCTCAACTGACGTGGCCAAGTCACCCAAAAGCACGACCAAAGCAACACCTGAAAATAAAACTAGCAGCGTTGCAAAAGCCGTGTCTGAAGCAAATGTCATTCCATCGTCTGTGGACGTGGCCACTGACGTTGCTCAACAAGGCAAACGTATATCTAAAGCCACATCGAAGGGAGCCAGTTTTTTGAAGAAAGCAGGTCGTTTAGGCAAACGCATTCCGCTTATTGGTACAGCCATCAACACCGCATTGATTGGTACTGACATTGCAACAGGTGACGACCGTGGTCTATGGCGCGATGTAGGCGGAATTATAGGAGGGCTTGGCGGAGGCGTCGCAGGCTCACTTATTGGCCCAGCTGGAAGTGTGGCAGGTGGAATTGGTGGCTCTTATGCAGGAGAGCAAGTTGGTGATTGGTTGTACTCGATGTTTCATGATGCGCCTGATGTAAAGCAAGTGGAAGCGATGGTGCCAATGTCATCACCTCAATCCGCAACTCAAGTACCAGCAGCGCAAGTTGAGTTTGTCTACTCTCCGCAAATTAACTTGCAGCCAATTGGTTCTAGCGATGAGCAGATAGCTGCGCTATCGACAACGTTGGTTGATGCTCTGCGTAATGCAACGCCTGAGCTTATTCAGCAGCTAAAGGACACGTTAGAAGACACCATGATGCAAAGCTCTTACCTAAAAAACTAAAGCCCCTCTCGGGGCTTTATGCTTATTTTTTAAAGTGATTTAAAACACCATTAAAACTGACTTCTTCCATCTCAATACCAATAAATGAACGACCTAGTCGTTGGCAAACTTTTGCAGCCGAGCCACTTCCCATAAATGCGTCCAAAACAGCCGCATCTTCTCGACTACTGGTAACTATCGCATGCTCAAGCAAGTCAGCAGGTTTCTCGCAAGGGTGCTTACCAGGATATGTTTGTACGGCCCCAAATTGCCAAACGTCAGTAAATGGTACATCGGCGGTTAAAAAGAACGGACGACGCAAATGCTGATACTGCGTTTTTAGATCATCATAGTCCTTGCGCAGGTGCTCATATTCAAGCTTAAGTTCACCGTATTCGTGAACCAGCTCGCCGTGCGTCTTGTGTAATACATCCGCCTTGCTTTGAAATAGACGCTGCAGTTTTTCATACTGCTTCCGATTTGGTAGCGCCCACTGACTTGTACTAAACCAATGGCTGGACATTTGCGTTCCGGTAGCTTTGTTGATCTCTTTTGCTGACACATTCAAGGCAGATCGGGCATTAATGAAATAGTCCATTAACGGCTTAAACACGGTTTGTTTCAGTTCACTGCATTTCCACGCATACCCCGAATTGCCTTTCGCAAAACCTTCCGAGCCATAATGGCCAGCGAAGATAATGCGCTCTGTGGACGGAAAGAACTTCCTCATGTCGGGTTTATGCATTTTATTCCACGGACCTGATGGCTTAGCCCAAACGATGTGACTGAGCACTTCAAAGCGTTGACGCACTAAAATCTCAGTGTCGCTGGCAAGCTTTGAACTGCAAAAGAGGTACATGGAACCATTTGGCTTTAGAATTCGCCAGAACTGCAATAGAACATCATCCAGCCAAGCTAAGAACTCAGCCTCGTCGCTCCATTGGTTGTCCCAAGCGTGGCGTTTTACTTTGAAATATGGTGGGTCCGTAATAATTAAATCGACGGAATTATCGGGAATCTTGGGGAGGTACTTTAAACAGTCGGCGTGGACCAGTGTTAATTTACCATCGTTTAATGTGTGGGTGCGCATAATAAACTCCTGTTGTTAACAAGAGCCTTAAATACCAAGCCACCAGCCACCGAAGTGGCTGGTAAGGTTTTGTGCTTCCTCTCTGACAGTTGTCAGGTCTCAGGTACTCAAGGCATCAAAACACAACTTCACCCTAACATGGCTTGTGTTAATTTTATACAGCAAGTTTATGAAACAAGTCCCTGCCTTCGTAGGTGATAAATAGGTTTCGTCCGACCACCTCCACAAAACCTAGCGTGATCAATTGCTCGGTAACAAAGCGTAAGTGGTGCGCCGTCGTCTTGTGTTGTTCCACATTCACATAGAGTGCAATGTCGCCCATCCCCTTGACTAGAGGGCGCTGCTTTTCCACAACGTCTAATATTTTTTTAATAAGAGGTTTCTGTTCGTTTTTAATATCAAAAATCATTGTGCGTTCCGTAATTAAATAAGACAACCGGAACATGTCATTCTAAAAATAAACCAGCCACTCTTATTTTTTAATAAACAACTAATAATTGATGGTGAGCAGGTTTTTATTTAAATAGTAAAATAAGTACAGAAAAGGACTGGATACCTAATGCCACGGAAGCTATTGTCCGTGACAACCCAACAAGCAAGGAAACGTTGAAATGAAAAAGAATAAAATTTATCAAACACCCAAGGGTTCAGTATTCGCTAAAAGCATGAGCGACGCTGCTATGAAAATGAATGTACCGGAAGGTTCTGTGTATGTCATATCAAGCGGATACAACGGCATTCCACCTCGCGCTGCGGCTTACTATTCAAAATAAAAAGGCCAGCATTGCACTGGCCTTCCTTACATCTTCACATAATCGCTTATAAGCGTCTCTAACTCTTCTTTTGCAAAATGCCTAATATCATAGATAGACGCGCTATCAAAGGCACTACAGAACGCCACGGCGCGATGCTTATCGTCTAACTCTAATATCCGCAAAATACTCGGCAACCATTCACCTTTGGTTAGCGTGTTAAACCCAAACACAACATCATCTGCAGATACTGGCAATTGAGAGGTGATCATCTCTCTAAACGGCTCCAGCTCTGGTTGACGTTTCACTGCTGCATCGAGAACGCGCTTGGTCACTTTCACTTTTGCGGTTTTGGCCACTTGCTCTTTGATTAGCTTTTTGCTTTGGTCATATGAGTAGTTCAGCACGTCTTTCGTCAAATCATAATCAACCATGTTCTTAGCCATTGACTCTGGCAGCGCTTTCATTGCGACCACAGGCGAGCCTGTAAACTGGTGCTCCTTTTTGTACGTGTCATTTTCGTATAATGTCGCTTCCGTTAGATTCGTTGATTTTTGTTTAATGTTATCGGGTAACTTATCAAACTGTTTACGAGTCAACACAGAAACTGTACCGCGACATTTGTGGTGGTTGGGTGGATAGAACGTCACCCAAAATTCATCACTTTTGGGCTTGGTTACGCCGTCCAGTTCTGTGCAAAGCTCAGTCGTGCCGTCATCCATCACAGATACGTAGGTCAGGAACTCAACCAGTTCGTTGTCTGCAATCTGGGTCCAACGGCCACTGTTGTACGCTGTCATCATGTTGTTACGGTAATGCAGCTCTAGCCAGTACGGATTGGCTTCGCTAATTCCTTGCGTCTCAAGATACTTGTCGAGGTTGTTCAGCGCTTCACTTCGGCTCTGTCCATCCTCTATGGCTTTGATGTAAATTTTCTTTACGCGATCTACCGCATCAAGACTAGAAATGTTCGCAATCGTAAACGCACGAAGCTTCATTGACGCTTCCATCTGACGGTAGGTTTCCGAATCTGTTGGAACCATTGCAGACATCGCGTCGATGGCCTCTTGGAAGGGAACCGGTTCTACCGCTAGGAGGATGGGAGCGTTAGATAATTCGATGGTTTCATCAATGCGTTTGATGATGTGAATTTGACCGAGTAGCCAACTGACCATCATTGAATTGGTGTACGTGGCCACATAGGTGGTCATGAATTTATTGGGGAAGTCATCGCCGCTGGCAATCGCGTTTTTTACCTCTCTGGCGAGTCGATTCGCAGTAAAAGAAAGCGCCTCGTTCTCAAGGCGCTGCATTTTCTTTAAGTTGTTTTTTTCGTGCTCTGAAATGGATTTTAAAATAGACATAAATGCTTCGCCTCGGCAGGGTCAGACAACTCAATCTGCTCACCACTCAGAATGGTCTTTTTCATTTCCTTGAATCGGTCTTCGTCCACTTTAATACGCAAGCGGCCCGTTTTGTTGTTGAGCTTAAATAGCCACGGGAAGAACGTTTGATTCATCGCTTTGAACGCCATCTTCATATCAGCCTTAGCATAAAAGAGCGCATTGAGCTGGTGCGTCTCACCCATTGAACGCGAACCGTATTGTTGATTGCCCGTAGAGAGCGTTTGGCCTGTTAAACGGTAAGTGATTTTGTTATCGATGTATTTTATCGTGTTGAGGATTTCTTCGACTTTACCCGTCGCCGATAGCACTTCAACAGACTTCACACCACTAAGCGCGGTTGAGTCACCATTTTGAAGTGGAGCCAATGCGTCCGCTATGCTTTGCAGTTCTCCCTCGCCTGATGCGCTATCCGCTAGAGCCACAACATTAGGGATCGCATACTTTTCGCCAAGCCGTTCGATATTAGCCCAGTTCACCCATTTGGTTTGCCAGATTGGCCAGAGCGATTCTAAGATAGAATGGCCATAAGGTTTATCGGTTGAACGCTCACGAAACGCCACCGCCACTTTGCCATCTGGCACAACATCCACATTCTGGTATGAATATCGACGATAGCCAATCTGGCCGTTCTTGAGCACCACAAAACTCTCAGGGCGTTTTGCTTCGCTATCAACGGGAATAATGCTGCTGCCGTCTTTCGCCCATTTCAGTTCGATTGGGCGGTAGCCGTATTCAGAGGCAGTCAACATTTGCAACATCAAGTCTTCCACGTCGAACTCAGCCAACACTTCACGCGCAAACGCCACATCAGCACTTGAACCACCTTCTACAACGTAAGGCACTTGCATGGCAAAGGCTTTGCGCATATCAATGTCTGAGCTGATTTGATCATCCAGTAGCATGGCGCGTATCGCACCAAAATAGTAGTTGGATAGGTTGTAGGTTTCCGTGCCGATTTCAGACGGTTGCGGATAGAAGTCTTCAATGACGCCAGAAGGGAGGTCGGCGACGAGGTTGGTGAATAATGTGAGATTTTTCATCTTTAGCTACCGCAGCTCCAGTAAAGGTTGATGTGCCATCGGAGTCACTGCTTAAACCGAGTGAGGCATTGAGCAGTGCGACAGCCGCTTCTTTTGGGTTAGTGAGATCAAAAAAGTGGTGAGCGCCTAAGTTGTAGATGGCCATCTGTATCATGGCAGCAGAGAGCACCTCTCTATCATCTGCGGTGAAGGCATAATTAAGCTTGCCCACTTTTGCAATCACGGAATACGCCCACGTGGCGGCATTGCTGCATGCATCCGTTACGTTATGGCCATCACCATAAACAAGGCTGTCATAGATTTGGTCATCGAGGGCGCGTTTCACGCCCTCCGGTGTCACCAAACCTTTCAGTTCGGTTAATGTCATATGACCTCTTACGCTGCTGGAGCAATTGCGTCAGCACACCAACAAATCGCACCAACCACGGGAGCTGGTACTGGCTTAGAGTGACCAATCAGTTTTGCACCACTTGGGTCTTCAGATTTAATCGGCTTAGTGAAGAACGGCAGCGCTTGCAGACCCGCATCCAAATCATCAATCGCCAAGTAGTAGAATGAGTGACCCGCTTCTTTGTCCACCATACAAAGCGAACCGTCTGGAATTTTAGCTTGCATTTCCGAGGCACCGCCAATCCATGTTTTGTACTTGCCCGACATACGTTTGATCGCGTAACCACCAATGATGATTTCAGACTCATTGATTTGCACGGGGATGTTGCGCGTGTTGTTTGAAGACGCAATATCCATGATGTAGCCGAACGCGACTTTACCAGCGTACGTCAGCGTATCACCACCGTAACCACGGTCTTCAATTTTCTCTTCCATGCTTTGCAACAGATTAAATACATCACTCAGTTTTGTACCTGCTGCTGAGAGATCAACTGTACCAGTTGCTTCGTAGGTTTCTGTTTCGCCGTAGTCGATTTCAAATGTTTCGAACGTGCCATCTTCAAGCTTCATTGGGTATTCCACTTTACCCGTGAGCGCTTGAGCACACATCGCCTCTGTACCTTTTTCGATGCGGCGTAGCATATTGTTGTTCTGCAAATCAAAGTATTGCTTTTGCGAAGTTGCACCGAGTGCTTTTAAATTGTTCAGTTCTGCTGCTGAAACAAAGTGCGACAAGATGAAACCTTGAACTTCAATGCTCTTGATTGCTGAGTCTTGGTTTTTGATTGCAAGCGAGGCGCTACCACGACGAACCACTGGCACGTTAGTCAGCGTATCTTTCAATTCACTGTAAGGCAGCGTTACATCGTTCCACGTAATCGCTGGACCAAAGATGTCGTTGCGGATGGGCATTTTGACTGGTTTGCGTTTCTTGTACGCATTCAGGTAAGCACGCCACACATCTGGTTTTGTCCATGAGCGGAACATATCAATAACATTCATAAAATCACTTCTCTTCTTAAATAGGTTATCAAGCGCCTTTAAACCCTTTTTAAAGGCGCATTAAATTACGCTTTGATGGAAACAAACAGCTCGTCTTTTACATCACCAATGTGCGCCATCAACATGGCATCGCCTTCGCCTTTTGGCAGGAGCGTACCTGTCTTAGCATCGACTTCAAACACAGACTCATCTGAGCTTTCAAACTCAATAGTGGCATCCGTTGGGTTCGCCACTTGAATTGGCAGCTCATACGGCGCATCGATGAACGCATCCGTGCCAAGTGTCAATTCGAGATCGTAATCTGGGTCAGGCAATACAAAACCAATTGGCTCTGAACCTTCTGGTGCAAGCTCGGTGTCGCTTGGAATTTTATTGCTTTCTTGCAATGCTTCACGAATCAGTGAGATGGCCAGCTCGTGTTTTGAACCTGCAATATCACCTTTCTTGTGAAGCGTTGCTGTTACTACCACATCACCAAAGCCGCGAATCATGGGCTTGAGTTCTGATGCTGTTGGGAACTGCAGCACCGATTCATCAGAGCTTTTGAATGTCACACGCTGTTCATCTGGATTGTGCAATACGACATCCATAGTCAAGGGGTGATTAAGCACATCTTCTGGTAGCGTCAGTGTTAACGCTGGCACAGAGAAACCGAGTTGAACGTCTTTAGTTTCCACTGGCCCATCAGCAGTCGCAGCACTTAACAATGGCGAATCTGAATGACCAGATTCTTGCACCTGTTTGGCATTGTCTTCTTTAGACGCTGCATTTAACGCCGCTTTAGCCATGTCAATTTTGCCTGAATGCGCCTTTCCTGCTTCTAGCAGTTCCGCCGCATCAGCCAGTACATTGGCAATCAACTTGTCGCGATTGGGATTCATCAGCAGCAAGCGAGAGTGGCCACCAAGCAATCGCATGGATTGATTGAGCTTCGTGAGTTTTGCTGCAAAGGTTTCAGCGTGATTAGCCATTACCATTCTCCTTCAGCCCACAGGCCACTCAGAGTCAAATGAAACTGAGCCGCTGCCGTTAGTGCAGAGTCATCAGCCAGAACGCAGCTTTCGCGAACGTAGTCGCCTTGTGCAAGGATAGTGACAGACGAGTCACCATCAAACTGCTTACGTGTCACGATAGCCAAACGGTGAGGTGCAATCACACCTGTCGTTGCATCGGCTGGCAACGTGCCATCCCAGCGACCATCCAAGCCCGTTTCTAAAATCAGAACGACATGGCCAACATCAAGACCAGTGACCGCCCCCGCAGCCACTTGGTGAATCTTTGGGCTATCGCCAGCAACAACGTTCTTGCCTGTAATCGTGGATTCTTGTTGGAATTTCATACACCCTCCACGGGTTATTAATTAGAACCTTGCTCAATACGAGCACTTGACTTACCAGCCTTCTAAATCAGGCACACCTTTTGGCGAACCATCATCTGCCAGCTCTAAATCCCCAAACAGTTCGCTACTTGATGAGGATGCTTCTGGTGTGTCTTCAATCAATGCCTTGATTTCACCAAAGCGCGAATCGTCACCGTTATTGCACAGTTCAATCGCCTTTGAGTTTTTGATCATGGTGCGCACACGAGCATCGTTTGGGATTTTGCGAGCATCGGCTAATTCAGTGAGGCGTTCTCGACGGTCTTCACCCATCTGCTCACGAATTTCTGTCACTTCTTTATTGCCACCCTTGTCAGGGTTGTCATCGCCACCTTCGCCTTCTTTACCTTTATCGCCTTTTTTGTCGTCAGCAGGCTTTGATGGGCCAGTGGATTTAGGCTCAAACCCAAGCGCGTCACCCAGCGCCTTCTTTTCATCTTCCGAGCACGCTTTCACGGCTTCAATTAACTTTTTAATGCTACTCATGATGTCCCCATCTTCATTTTCTTGTTTTTGCCCACCGACATTGGCGAACACATAAAACGCACCATCGACGCCATCATCACTCAAATTCACAACGTCTCTGGTCTTAAGCTCTGCTGCTGGCGGCAATTGACCGAGCTGTGCTACGTGGTGAAGATAATATTCACCCTCTTTTTTGGGATGCGGATAAATACCGACGCTTTGCCCTTCGAGGTAGCCTTTATCTTCGTACTCCTCAAGCTCTGGTGTATAATGCTGCTCGCAAAGCAGCACGGCTTCCCCTTTGTCGTTCTTGCCAACCCCCATAACGGCAATGCGACCTAATGCCGGAATTTTGTCTGCGCCCTTATCAGGATGCCCTTGAGTGACAGGTGGTCGAGAATCTGGATTGTAATTTCGAACCACCGATTCAAGCACAGCGCGGTCAACTTCTTTGCCATTGCGCTGAACACCTTCAGCGACAATCTCAAGCTTTCGTACACGAGGCATAACCGTCTCCTAGAACGTGATGGTAAAGCCGCCATCTCCTGGTACATCTTCTGGATAGCGAACGTTGTTAACAAAATCGAGTTCAAACACACGACCAGTGGCATCACTAATCTCGATGCGGTAACACGCAATCTGAGCCGTGTACGCGACTTTCTCTTTTGTGTGGAACGTGGTCGGTGGGTTTTTCACAAAGCCCCAAATACGGGTAGCAATCCCATCAATGCGGCGAGTACCTGTATCCACATCCACGGCGCGAACGTCACAAGCGAGTTTTAGACCGCTCACGTAGTTGCCGTTTTTGGTCATTAGGCGCAAGTCACCAATCGACGTATTATCAAACTCAACGTTAACCGTTAGCGCTTCGTAGTCACCCGTTGGGATTTCGATATCGCCGATACCACCGAGCGCGCTAAACGTCTCTGTTTTGATTTGTGGCTCTGCGGTCACCGCTTTTAAGCGACCGATGTATTGCGTTTCTTCCCACCACGCCGAGTGGTTTCGTTTGGTGGCATGATTCTCAGCCATTGCTATTCACTCCCGAAAAGTTGTGATGCCACGGTTTCAAGCGCTTCGACATAAATCTCGTGCTCAAACTCAATCGTCTGCATCGGAATTGGTGGCATGAACTGGCATTTGTACTTAACTTTGCCCTGTTTCAAATTAGCCAGAGGGTTATCTTCTGCGTTCAAATAGACGCTGGCGTAAATCAGTGAAGTACCCACCTTGCCGCGCAGATAGTCATTGACGGTATCGCGCACCTTGCCAACCACCATGTTTTGCAAACCAGTTGGCCCCGTGAACATCGGCTTATCCAAGAACTGAAGCGCCGTTGTTTCAATGGACTCTTCAATAATGTCAGCCGTGCGGCGAACACAAAGGAATGAGGTTACATCCGTGCTGTCTGGATACGCCGTCGAGTAGTTACCAAAGCCCATCCAGCCACCACGATTAATCATGGTGTAAATGCCGTTTGCGTTGAGATAGTTCACATCACACGACACATCGCTTGGGATGTATTCCAGTTCAATTGACGGACCAACCACATCAACCAGTTGATAGTTCGATGGTGAACACCAGTAGCCCGTTTCCGCGACAATCGTGTCGCCCGTGGCGTTACGGTCCACCTGAGCAATCAAACCCGCAATGGAAGGCGCGAGCCAATCGACTTGTGTTGAACCGTCGTCTTGCAACACAAGAGGGCGAGGCCAGCCAACAAAATAACGTGGGTCGCTAAACTGCTGCTTAAACGCATACGCTTCTTCTTTGGTGGTCACATCCTCTGGCATATCACCAACCCAGATACCGCGAATCGATTCAACCGCAGAGACCGCTTGTGAAGCTGCGCCCGTTTTATGCAAGATGCCCGGAGCGAGATGAATCTTTGAAGAGAAGCCAAACTTCTGACCCGCCTTGCGAAGCAGTGGCAATGCATCAATGAAAGCAGCAAGCAGCGCATCAGAGATAGCGGTCACTGTTACTTCATACGTGAGCGTTGACGATTGGTAAGTGGCATCACCAATCAGCTCCAGAGTGATTGTTGCCACGCCTTCGGCCATCGGTGTGATTTCACCTGTGCCGTTATCGACAATCGCAACGGTCTCGTCACTGGATGAATAGTTCACAGCAAGGTCATTAGGGTTTGAAAGCTCAACAGGCGTCGCTGGTGTTCCGGTGTAAACCGTTCCCTTTGATGCGGACAGTGTTGCACCATTGGCATCTTTACCCGCATCCGGATTAGTTTGCGCCACGGTCAGCGTGTACGTCAGTGTTTCAGTGGCAGCAGCGCGAGTTTCAGCTTGAACAGAACGCGATGCTTTTTTACGGCGCGAGCCAGTCGCTTGCTGCGGTACTGGAGCGGCCTCTGTGCCATCATCAAACTCAATCGTCAATGAGATGGTGGTTTCCCCTTCGCCCACAAGCGTCACAAGCCCATCAACGTCAACCGTCGCTGCCGCTTCATTACTGGATGAATACGCAATAGTGGCGGCGTGCGGATTGCTCACCACTACAGGCGAGACTGCTACACCATCATCAATGTAGGCTGTTGCACTGGCCGAGCTGAGCGTAACACCGGATGTTGCAGGTTCAGCAGGTGCTTCCGGAAAATCAGAATCCTTACCCAGCGGGATTGAGATAACCGAGTTGCCTTCAACGAACTGGTGGATGCGTTTAAGCGCTTTTGAAATGGAACCGTCACCAAACACATCGTATGCATCATCATAGTTGTTCGTATGATAAAGCTGCATTGGCTCCGCTTTTTCGGATGTACCCAAAATGCCAATAACGCTGCTCGCCACATCAGTAATGGTGAGCGAACCGGATACCGACTCGATGGAGTAAATCCCGTGTAGAAATTCATCTGACATGTAATGCCCTCCTAGAAAGTGAGAGCATTATGAATGCGGTCAATAGCCGTTCGCGGCTAATGACCATTTTTAGAGGATGGAATTAGGCGTTGGAAATTTCGAAGTATTCACGCAAACCCGACGCATTAATCACGCATTCTAATCTGAGTCGCATCAAACCTTTTTGAGCATCAGTGGAAGTGATCACCACTTCTTTCACCGTGACGCGCTTTTCGTATTTAGCGGTCATTTCAACGATGGCCACTTGCAGCTTAGTTAATTCCCAAGGTGGCTTATCGAGATACGATAATGCATCTGCGCCATAGTCAGGCAGATAGATACGTTCGTTTTTGGAGGTAAAGACGATCATCGACAATGACTGACGAATATCATCCATCAAAGTAGTGTTTCGCCCATCAGAATCGAACTTGAGTGAGTATATCATTTGACACCTGTTTCAAATCGTTTCAAAGCTAGTTTAAAAGCTTTTTAAAATTCGTTTTCGATAAATGTTACCAGTCAAAATTAAACGCCCTTAAAATGCGATACAGGGCGTTTTACGCAGTGTTATTTTGACCGCTTGAAATAGCCCAAAAGACGACTGAGCAGCGATGTGCTTCGAACGCTGACTGCGGGACCCGTTGGACGACTCTCTGCATCAAGGTGAGTGTGCGTATCAACAGAGACCGTCACGCCGTTGATGGTCGCCGTTCCAGATACTTCCATGCCGTTTTGCATCTTCGCCGTGCCACCGGAGACTGGTCCACCGTATCCCGCCGCGCCAACCGTCCCCATGAACGTCGCCGTTTGTTGACCAGCAACAGTACCCGTTACAGTCAGGTTGCCACCAATGCTGGTGTTCCCTGCAACATCAAGCGTCTTGCTAATCGTCACCGCGCCATCGATATCAACATCAGACAAAATCGTGGTCTTATCGGGTCCAACTTGAATCGAAGGTGTGCCACCTTTGATTTTGAGCACGCCCGTCTGTGTGCTCTGGTCATATTCCAAGAGCGTGCCATCTTCGAACTGGACACCGAATTTATCAGGGTTCGTCGTGTATGGCCTTGCGTTCGTATTGACCAGTGAACCCAACACATAGCCGCGCACCATTGAACCAAGCGGAGGAAACAAGCAAAGCACTTGCTCACCCTCAGCTAGATTGCAACTCACATTCACACCCTTAGTTCGAGAGCCAAGGACATACAGCCAATCGGATTCTGGAATACGCGAACCAGGAAAGATAACTTTCACACGGCGCAGCTCGCTGTCCACTTGGCTGACGGTCGCCACCATCACCGTGCGGCGCAGCATCGTCACTAGCTCTTTCACTTTGTTCTGAAGCAGTTGAACCAATTCAAACATCAGTACATGCCTCCACGCGCATTGCTCACCAATCGTTTCAATCGACGTGCGCCCGTTTGAATTTTACGCAACGCATTCGGGGTCGCGCCGCCAGCGAACTGCTTGGTCTCAAACTCACTGCAACACATTTCAACTGAATCGGGACAGTCGTCATGCCCTTTGGGAAACTCAACGAGCTGCGATTTCAAAAGCAATTGATTGGCTAAGAACTTGATGTTGCCAGCTTCCACATCAGGAGACAGCGACTTAATGCGCTTCTTCTTATCGCCTGACGGCTTATATCCCTTGATGGGTAAACGAACGCCGTGAGCCTTGGAGTAACGAAGCACTTCTTTTTTGTAGATGCGCTGAAAGGCCACTTCTTCAAACAAGATTTTCTTCGGTGCCTTATTAAAGGTCTTTAAGCACCACAGGTATTTATCAACGATGCGATGAGCAAAGGTTAAATCCGACTCGCGCCAGCCGTTACAGAACAGCACGTAATCCACCATCGTGACACGATTGCGAGCCACAATACCAATCGCACTGTAGTCACCTTTTTGCAGCCCCGTGGCGGGGTCCACGGCCATCATGATGTCACAGTCACGAATATCGATATCGTGATAGTAGAAGTGCTGAAACCATTCCTCTTTGAAGTCTTGCTCTTCTTGGGTTCGTGGCTTGTTCATCCACTCCGCCCACCATGTGCGACGCAAAACTAACCGTTTTTTCTTGAGCGCTTTTAACGACCAGCGACTTGGGAATAGCGGTTTACCTTGGGGGGTAATGGCAGAAAAGACCAAGCCCAACCAATCCGGCAGCATGCCTTCACGGATGCGCATCAACAATCGAGACGGCAAGTCGTCATGGTGCAAAATGGTGTTGGCCACCACGATAAGCATGCCCTGACCGAGCGAGAGGATCACCGAATCAAACCAGTCCTCGGTTTTGTCACGAACGTCTCGGTTGTCTTTCTCATCATCTTTGATGAGGTCATCCAAGATGCACAGCGTTGGACGCAAAAAACCATGCGTTGTACCACGCAGCGCTTGACCACGCCCCACACCTTCCACAGCGTTGCCATTGGCGAGCACCAATTCGCTTTGCGTCCACTTCTTACCAATCTGGTCGCCGTAGTCCTCAATGATGAGTTGGTTGGTTTCAAGCTCCGAACGAATCGCTGCAATGATTTTCTTTGCAGCAGGTGCACTGGCACCACCAACGATAACGTATTGCTCTGGGTGATTCAGTAAGATCCAAAGTGGCAGCGCTTTCGTGTTGCGAGTGGTCTTACCGTGGTCGCGTGGCTCTAAATCCAAGATGCCATCAAAGACAGCCTCTTGTGGCATCACAATGGATTTATGATCTTCGTGGGCGGTCAGGCTTTTAAATAACGATTGGTCGCGAGGTGTCAGCGTGCGCTTAGACACAACGCGAGCCAGCGCCTCTTGGTAAGGAGCAAAGTCACACGTAAATGCGTGCGGCATGTACGTTTTACAAAAGAACGCAAAGTCATGCTTCGCTCTGGCTCGACGTTTGCGTCTTGCTTTATCTGCACGCTTACGTTCTGCCAGTGCGCGTTTGGATTCTTTCTTACTTGCACCTTCGGCCATCTTGTGCGCGATTTTGGCATTGGCCTTATCGCGCATGTTTTCAAAGTCAGCACTATCGAGTCGTGAGAACGGCGCTTTCATCAATTAACTCCAGTTGCAATTTCAGATATTGAATCTCAAGCACTCGATGTTCAATGTCGAGTTCGAGTAATGCCTTCTGGTACGACTGGACCTCACGATGGTCGAGTACCGCAAAGATAAGCACCATAAGCAAAACAAAATGAGCCACTTTAATCATCGCCTTATCCTCTGCGTTTCTTCTTACGCTTACGACCGTCCGAATCGATGCGAGCCGATTGAACAATATCAATCAACTTGATCAACAACTCAGGGTGTTGCTCTTCCAGAACTTCACGAAGCTCGTCTTCAAAGAGTTCCTTCGCTGCTTGCACCCCTTTTTGAAATTCTGTTTTAAGACGGTCAAGGTTCACTTGAGAATCAGAGAGTCGCGCAATCGCGTTCACGAGCTGGCTCGCGTCTTTGAATGACGCCACATCGATGTTTAGCTCTTTTAACGCTGTGAAAATTTTACGCTGCATCACTTGCAGACTCATTTCCGCGATGTCTGTATTTGGGCGGTCTTTAAACTCACTCAGAAACTGCTGCGCAAAACGGTCTTGCTCTTTTTGCTCAGTGATAAAGTCTTTCCACTTATTAACCTCGCGACCGACACCAGCGCGGCTCACGTCCCATCCTTCGTCAATCAGCACTTCCGTGATGTCTGTTAACGTCATTTCGTCTTTGTCCCACATCTCAATGATGCGCTCGCTCAATCCTTGTAGCTCGATTTTGGATCGTTTCGCCACTGTTACCTCTTGATTCAATAGCTTTTAGTAGGGTGACAGAATGCGCTTTATTAAAGGGGTTTTGCGGCTAATGACCATTTCAGCGCAAGTTTTCATTGATAATTCAATCCAGTTTCAACGGGGTTTAAAGTGTGATGAAAGCGTTTTTAAAAGATCTCAATAACATGGCCAAGTCGATAGATGGACTACCAGCTAAGCTGGCTCCGTTTGGTCTTGAATGCATTCGAGACAATTACCGCAATGGTCAGTTTGCACCGAACAAGCCACTGACCAAGAGCCTAAAGAATGGTGGCGCTAAGCCTCTGTTCGACACGGGTGAGACCTTTGCGTCATTGACTTATCAAGTCGGTCAGGATGAATACACATTAGGCACACCCAAACTGCACGCAGCCATGCTTAACGATGGTGGCACTATCAAACCGTTGAAGTCACAGAAGCTGACCATCCCAGCAGACCGAACCATCAAAAAACGTGTGGACGTTTATGGGGTGCGTAAAACGCTCGAAGGGCTAGAGCGTCAAGGTTGGAAAATATTCTGGCGACCAAACTCGGTCATCGGGCGTGCTCCGGTTGGCGCGAAGGGTATTGGCCGTCGCATCAAAGCCAGTATGAATAAGAACAGTAAAGGCGTGGCTTACGTGCTCTTTATTCGAGCGAGCAAAGTAACGATACCGCAGCGTGAGTTTATGTATCTCAGCGAAGAACAACAACGCGAGCAAGCTGAACTGGCACAGCAAGCGATTTGGGAGGCGACACGATGAGTGCACCAACATTACATCCAGAGAGCCTAACCGCCATCAACAAGCTGCGTCTGGCCATTGAACGCTATCTCGATATCACAACGATTGTTGAACCCAACAATGCGATGGCTGCGATTGAAGTGCGCATGATGCTGCTGGGTCAACAGAAGTTTACGCCTCTGCCCATGACGCGCCCAACAAGCTACGTCGCGTATGAATGGCAGTTACCTGTCACCATATCCGTTCGTACTACAGGCGGCAATGCTGGCAATGCACTGGCTGGACAAGCCGCATGGATAAATATGCAGCTCTCCAACTATCTGGAGAACGAACTGGTCGAGGTCAAGAATGTCACTCAAACGCTCAAAGCACCGAAAGGCATGCGCCAGCGAGGCGCTGCAAATACGTTGAGCATTGTGGGCGATGCGGAAATGGTGGACCCACAATTTAAAGGCAGCGGGTTTGTTGGCAATAAAGAGCAAGACGATCACGAAACCTACGATGGTCCATTTACTTACATCGAGAACTGGCAGGTCACGATGGTGCTCACCGTGCACCGTGGATATCACAACCCACTCTTGAGCGAGGTAACGGTCGATGCGTACGTGTATGACCATTTTGATGGACAAATCCTAGCAAGCAGCGAGGCAGACGATGAGTGAAACCACCCAATATTCAAACTGGGGCGGCTTTGGTGAGCTGGTGTTCAAAGGACGCCTGACACCTAAGTCGCTGCAAAATACAAAACAGTGGCGCGTGAATGCGTCACAAGTAGTGAATGGCTATCCCTTCCACCAACTGCAAGGTGAAGATGAGCACACCATTTCGATTGAGATGCAACTGCATAACGAGTTTTGCGACTTAACAACGTGCATGCGTCAGCTCGAAGAACAAGCGGACAACCAAGTGCCGAAGGGACTTGTGGTGGGTAATAAATCTTATGGCCAGTGCTTAATAAAGCGCATGGCTCAAACGGGCATGAAGACCAAGCCTAATGGCACCATCATTAGCGTTACTTACCAATGCGATCTTGTGGAAGTGCGAGAGTGAGAACCCTGCACGCCATGAAAGGCGAACATTGGGAGCAGCTTTGCTATCGCGCTTATCGCCGAACCAGTGAAAGTCTCGTGATGAAATTGCGAGATGCGAATCGCGAGTTGGCCACGTCAATGACAGGCCCTCAATTTGATGGCGGGGAAGCCATTGCAATCCCAGTGATTGACATCCCAACCGCCATCACTGAAACCGTGGAGGCTCCACCGTGGGCAAGTTAAACGTAGCGGGTGTTATCAGTGCCTACGCCATTGTGAATTGGGCTGGGAAAAGCGTCTCTGAAGCGCTCAGTCGCTATGTTGTATCACTGTCATACACCGACGTGCTCGATAGCAACAAAGTAGGTACAGACTCGGTGTCACTGGCGTTATCGAATCACGATGGTCGTTTCTTTGATGCGTGGTATCCGCAATCGGGTGACACATTGGAATGCGGCATTGGTTGGCAAGATTCCAATGGCGACCGCCATTCGTGGATGTGGGGCAAGTTCACTATTGACGAAGTGACGTTTCAGCTCAATCCCGATCGCGTCTCGATTGGGGCCAATGCCAAACCTGACGTGCGTGGCAGCATCGACAATGAAGAGAACGCCGTCTATGAGGACACCAGCTTTGTGGGACTTGCTGAGCGCATTGCAGAGGAAGCGGGTGTACAGACACTCATTGCTGACGATTTGCAAGATGTACCGTACATGCGCATCCAGCAGCGCGATGAAAGCAAGACCGCGATGTTGTCACGTACCGCTAAAGATAACGGCATCCCCGTTGCGTTCAAAGGCAACAAACTGGTTGTGGGTCAAATCAATGGTTCAACCATTGATATCGATATCGCGAATCGAGATGTCGTCACGGGTGCGTCATTCCCCGTCTCAAAGCGCAGCAAGTATGACGGCGTTCGCGTGATGTATTACGACCAGTTGAGCAATAACGGTGGTGAGTTTGAAGTAGGCACCATGAGCGATGGCGCAAAAGTGAAATACCTTTATCCGCCAGAAGTGACAACTGCTGAAGAAGCCAAGCGTTATGCAGAGAACTACATGGCCACAGGCTCCGGTGATGGCACCAAACAAACGGCCACGGGGCGACTCACGCTGATAAACACGACTGTCACAACGGCAGACACCATCAATCTCATTAATGCAGGTCAACTGCCTGCAACGTGGAAGCCAACCACAGTCAGCACATCGCTGACCAGTAAAGGCTGGTCGTCCACCGTCAGCATTGCGAGACAATCATGAGCAGTAACCGATTCCCAACATTGCCAGATCCAGAAATCATTGCGCCTGACTATGAGGCAACATTGGCATCGCTTAAAGAGCGCTACTACGCAAGGACCGGACACTATCCTGGTATTAACGACCCAGAGACTCCGCACCTTGAACAAATCGCGTATGAAAAGAGCGAGGCCATTGATGCGATCAACTATGAAAGCAAACAGAACCTTCCAGCTTTTGCAACAGGACCTCGACTTGAAAACCTCGCGGTCACAGTCGGAGCGGGTGAGCGCCTTGGTGAGTCCAACGCCAGCACGGTGATTCAACTGAACTTCTCCGCAGGGCATGCTTCCGACGTTATCCCCCAAGGCTGGCAAATGATGGCAGCTGATGGACAGACCCTATTTGAGTGCTCACAAGACTATATCGTTGACCCTGACATGACCGTGGTACTCGCTAACTTTGAGTGCGTAACCGGAGGTGAGGAAGGGAACGGATTCATTGCAGGGCAAATCAGCACCATTGTCAGTAACGACATTGATGGCCTAATCAGTGCAGAGAACGTCACAACCAGCCAAGGCGGTGCGCCAGCAGAAGACGATGACGCTTATGCGTATCGAATCTGGCTTGCGCCATCGAGCTGGGCAGCGTGCGGTCCATACGATGCGTATGAGTATTTTGCGCTATCGGCGAGTTCTGCGATTGCGTCCGTGTCTATCTGGACACCAGAGCCAAACGAGATAAACATCAGCGCTATCTTACTTGATGGTTCATTACCAGAGCAGCCCATCAAAGATGCCATCCTTGCTGAGTGCAGCGGAGAAAAACGAGTACCGATGGGCGACTTGGTGAGTGTTGTGGATGTTACTGAAACCATCGGAACCACGACCATCGCGCTGTCCGTTTACAAAGACTACGCCGCGCTAGGTAAGACCATTATTGATACCGCCACAAAAGCAATCGAAGCGGAGCTGCTCACGTGGCGAACCACGCATGGCCATGACATCGTTGTTCAGACGCTCGAATCTATCTGCAAAACCATTGAAGGTGTGTATTACGCCGATGTGCACATCTATGACAACGACGGAGTTGAGATCAATTCAATCCAATCGCTCAGTAAGAAAGAGCGAGCCAATATCACGCTGACATCGATGACGCATGTTGTCGTAGACGAATACAGCGCCACTAACTTTCAATAGGAACCAACCATGAAACAAACCAAACAAGCGCTGACGTTGTTGGCGCAAGCCAAAGTGTTGATCACTAAAGCGCAGCGTTCAATGCTTACCAGCCACGTTAATGTTATCAGTGTCGCCGCTTTAACAGGCCGAGCGAACGCGACGCTCTTCAATGGTCAAATGAACGAAGTGCAACGCCAATGCCTATTGGGCTTTAGCATCGTTTACCAGATGCTTAATGCTCTTGGCTTTGCATTGCCTGTTCAATACTTGGCGTATGTGCTCGCAACGACTTATCACGAAACCGCGAGAACCATGCAGCCGATTGAAGAGTATGGCAAAGGCGCTGGCCATGAGTATGGTGAACCACATGAAATGACCGGGCAAACGTATTACGGACGGGGCTATGTGCAGCTCACTTGGTATGACAACTACTTCAAGGCCATGCGCTACCTCTACTCGTTGGATTGGGCGAAAGGCGCAGTGGACTTGGTGAACCATCCAGAACTGGCACTCAAACCATTTTATGCAGCGCAAATTGCGATCATCGGCATGGCGAAAGGCTGGTTCACGGGCAAGCAGCTCAGTGACTATGTGTTATCAGACGGCTCTTACGACTACGTCAATGCTCGCCGCATTATCAATGGCACCGACAAAGCGGAAACCATCGCGGCATACGCCATCATGTTTGAGAACGCTCTGCGATTATCTGCAGGGCAAGATATCCATCGGGAAACTGTCAAGATTGGCGCAAGTGGCGATGACGTTCGTGAGCTTCAACAGGGTTTAAATGTGAATCCTGATGGCTTATTCGGCAACGCCACCAAAACCGCACTAATGAATTTTCAAAACCAACACAACCTCACTGCTGACGGCGTATGCGGCTCAGAAACGTGGGCAGCATTTGATAAAGAGGTCTATGGACTATGAACACTAAATTTTTACTGAGCGTAGCCGTATTGTTATTCGCGAGCACAATGACAGGATGCGCAACAGCCATCACCAGCTACCGCATTTCCAACGGGCAAATGGAATGCCCACCGCAAGTCATTGCGGATACGTCAATCGGCGTGAGTGTGCATGTGAATGACGATGCGACCTGCGAGCAATCACAAGAAACTGAAATGACGGAGGGTCAACAACGTGATCAAAAAAGCCTTGGTGGGATTAATGCTCATCGTGAGCTTGTCGGGGTGCACTAACATTCTGACTTACATTAATTCTGATAACCGCCACCACAACACAGGGTGCAATGCAGCTAAGACGGATGGTGATGGACTCAATTTGGGAAACCAATGTAAGGACAGCATCGAGGGGCAATAAAAAAGGCGGGAGATAATCCCGCCTTTTTTGTATCAGAACAGACTCAACTGCTTTGTGCTTTCGTCTTTCGCTTCGCCCAAGTCCTCAACAAACACGAGCCACGATTGGAGGCGAGTCGCAAAGAATCGGTTATCACGAACATAACGATTGCGAGTCGTGGATGCGCAAGTGAGTGCGCTACTCATTTTCAAGATATCGATCTTTTTCTTCTTGCTCATTGTAATTACTCCGCAACCAAAAATACGCTGCCAGTTCGTGGGGTGTGTACCAGTTTCGAGGGTAGCCCAAGTCGCTTTTAATCACTGCTATATCGAGTGGATTATCAAAGCGCTCGTAAAGCTCATTTGCTGGAATCGCTTTAGATGGCCACATGATAGTCAGTAGTTCTTCAAGGTCTTCCTGACACGTTACTTCAATAATGCGGTAGCGTGATGATAGGTGTTTACTGTTTAACATACCAACCTCACAAGCTCGCGTTCCAGCGCTCTAACCCTAATATTACTTCACTAATTTTAGTTCGAGTCAGCCACTTTGTCTGTTTGATGCCAGTTGTGCGATTCACAAACGCATCGAGCTGAGCATCAACTAAACCATTCCAACCGCGCTCTTTTGACAATGCAGCCAGCTTGGCCCATTGCTGCTTGGTCGGACGATTGCCTTCACCCTGACCACCTTCACCTGTCTTTTTAAAGGTAATGTATCCAGACTCACGCAGCAGCTTAACCACTTTCATTAGCTCTTCGTCACTCAATTCTTTGCATGACGTTTTGCCCGTGTTAATCGCTAACCAGTTGCGATATTCATCGTCATCATAATAGCCCATGCGCTCTTTAAGTAGGACCTGAACACCTTTGTGTATCATGGCGTAATGACCATTGCGATTAATCATGATTGCCTCTCTATTGGTAGATAGAACTCAGGCCCATACCACGTTTTTCCCGCCACTTTCAAAAGCAGCGCCTCAAGAAACGCAGAGCCTTCTTTTTCACTGAACCCTGACTGCTCTCTCAACTGCTCAAACAAATCGTTCGAGTCTGGATTAAGCACAAACTCACGGCGCTTTCGACCCGCTGCTTTGCTGCGAGACTTAGAATCCTTTACTCGCTCAGCTACCGTTTTGAGGTTCACTCCATGTCGTGGACGACCACGCTTAACAGTTTTCATCCCCATCATTTTTGTTTCCGTGAAACGAATTTCATGGGTATTTGATCATGTGGTTAAAAAAACGTCTAGGATTTTAAGTAAAAAAAAGCCTCACGCTTGGTGAGGCTTCTGGTTCACAAAGAGCAATACGGGCGCATTGACACTTACATCACTGCTTTGCCTTCGCTTTTATTACCACTCAAACTCAAATTCGCGATATATAAAATGAAGTCTTACAGCGGCTTGTAGCGCCGCTCTTTGGTGAGCATTAACTCGATCAAGCATTGAGTAATATTTGTTTGAATAACGGTACATACTACACCCTGGCTCCCAAAAAAGATTATGGAAGCACTCATCTTCTAAAGAGCGATAGTGCAAAACTAAAAACCTAGGGAACTCAATGCGCAGCAATGCCATAGCTTTTCGATACTCGCTTCTCAGCTTTCGCACTTCAATCAAGGCACTTTCGTCGGACTTGAAATACAACATAATCCCCAACCTTATCTGAAAAGGTCATTGTGTTGTTTAAAATCCGCCCAGACCGAAAGGCCATTCGACTCCAATTCTGGTAATCCAAGACACATTTCAAGTCTCGCGTAAACACTTTCATCCATTGTGTGTTTTAAGTTCGGAAGGATAGCTGCAGCATATTCAAGAAATAATGGGTGATATGACTGACCACGCATTCTCTTTCTGGGTATAAAGCCACGATTTGAATTACGACAATTTAAAAGGGAACGCCAAAAGTAGAAATGAAGCACTCCCACTTGATGATCGAACTTGTCACCTAAGTTAGCAGGACGCCCTTTTAGGTACGAAGATGGTGCGCCAATGCTTTCAATTGAATCAATATGCTCAATTTCTAACGAACTTCTAAAAGCTGCTACAGTAACAAAATCAAAGTTACGGCATTTCTTAAAGTTAAAATACGCATTCCTAGCTCGTTGAGACAAGAACTTTACGCGCAATCCTTTATCTCTAAACATCAACGCAGCAACTATAAATGCGTTGTTCGAAATATAAGTTTCAAGTCCGATGGATTGACCAAACGTTTCTGCATAATGTTTAAATGCGTAAGAAGACTCGTCGGTACAAAAGGTTTTATTTACTCCGCCTGACATATAAATTCTTGCGGATATATATTCAACGCAAGTTCTAACCTGTTTTTCGAAAACGTCATCCACTTCAATGTCAATAAAGCTCGGATACACATCCTCAAGAATGGATGCGCATTCAATAATATTATTCAACATGCTCACACTCCATCATGTCTTCATAATCCACGAGCACACTAGAACTTTGCTGGTTCATCACAAATCTGAGTCCTTCGATATACGCTTCGATGGGAGTTACTCCTTCTAAGAACGGATTAATTCCGTTTACCATCAACGCTTCAGCCATTTCGACCTCACGCTCTAGAGCAGAGCGTGAGTGGACTGAAACGAATGGGCGTTCAAGTCCTGTCATAGACCATGCTCCTTTCGATATTGCTCACGGGCCGTCATGAGCTTTGCGCGGCAGCATTTCTTAAACTTCTTGCCGCTACCACATAGGCATTCCATATTTTTATTTGAGTTCTTTAATGCCATATCGATTCGAGCCAAGTCTTCAACATCTTTATGTGGCATTGCTTTTGTTCCATTATTAGCGCGTTGCATTGAGTAGCTCCTGACAGTGGTTGTGTACATTTCTAATAGCGACAGAGACGTTGTCTAATCGTCCAGCGCGTACAAAGTCTCGCTGCTGGATGGCAGCTTGCACTCGGCGTTCAATAGACTTGATGCTTTGCGCTGCGTCCCACGGAATAGTGACGCTATCAACGATGATATTTAGCAAGTAGTGCTCGTTGAATTTAATTTCTTCATCTTTTTCAACTGGAACAACAACCGACGACGTTGATTGGCATAAGTTCGTACTATTCGTTTGTAGCGCGTCATCGTTAAACTCCGTAATAATATCCAAGCAAGGTAGGTGCGTTAATGCCGCTTGATTCCACGACTCTGAAATCATTCTTTCAATTTCATCGTAATCGGGTACCGACATAGTTACCACGAATTCGAGCGAGTAAGGTCCGTCTGACTGGTCAGCAGTCTCACGAGGTAATTCACTAGATTCAAAGTGTTCACGAATCGCTTTAATGGCGTTGTAATGATTTTGAAGAAGCTCTTCTGTGACAGCATCCAAGCGAATAGCTTTAAGCGAATGCTCAAGAATATTCAGCGTTTCAACAAGCAATTGCTCTTGCGTACTGAGCTGCGCAGAGACGTTATTCAAAGCGGCGTCTACTTCGGCACGATTAGCACCAAGGCCGCAGCAAGGTGCAATAGCAGCGCGTAATTGTTTTATAGACATAGTTCGATACCTTCTAGCTTTTTGAATTGACGCACCACTGACGATGCTTTGTTGAAATAAGGCCAGCGGTACTGGCGCTTGCCGTATAAATCTGGATAGCGTTTTTTCGCCTCACGCTTGCCCCAAACCTTCTCGACACTTGCGATGAACTTCTTGTCGTATCGAGCGTGAGTTTTCAGCATCCAAACATCATCAATCACAGCTGGTCGTTCTTTGGGCTTATCGACTTCACCAACTCTTCCAAAGTTAAGATCAATCCATGCACCTTTAATTTGGCCATCGATATAAACAGCAAGCTTGCTTGATGATTCGCTTTGATACTCACGAGTCACTGTTATCTTGTGGCCTTTATATTTAAACGAAACGCTAGCAAAGAGACTTTCAAGCTGGCTTTGAACGTCCTGCCAATCAGACGCTGTTAGCGGTCGCGATTTAGTCGTCATATTCAACCCCTGCAATTTCGTACGCTTCTTTCACTACAGCTTCTTGCCAAACAAGAGCTTTTTCACAAGCCTCTTGTAGTGTGTCGCAGTAGAACCATTTGCTGTGGTACATATTCCAACCGCAAGAGTAACCGCCTTTCTCTCTGATATTTCGAGGTACTGGCGTGTCGAACTTAACCAAAAGCCCTGCAAATTCACTGCGACGACAGAAGATAGCACCAAGCTCTTCTTGGTCATTCAATAGATCTTCTGGAAGTTCCACACCCATAGCTTCTGTAATTTCATCGAACTCATCTTCGAACAATCGCCATACTCCATTCTCTGGAGTGTCAGCAAACATACTGCGCAAATGAATGATTCTGGACGCTCGAACTGAGCTATCAAACATGTCTGACAAGGTGTCTTTATTAATCATTTTTAATTCCTTAAATCCGGTTTAAATAATGTTTTAACGATGTTTAAAGCGAGCGAAGCCAAAGCAGGGAAGCCGTGTGGCTCTGCTCGCTGTATTTAATGTGTTATTTACTGAGTGGGTTTATTTACTCGTTGCGAGTAATTTGTCTGCACGCTTGATGATGGTGCGAAGCATGGCGATGCGACCTAAGTGCCCACACATACGACCAACAGGTAGTCTATCTAGCGCTAACTCCGCTGCGGATTTAGCAAGCGCCACATCGTGAGCAAATAACTCCTCAAGGTACGCTTTAGCATCTTCGACGCTAGGGTTAATTAAGTCTCGCTGAACTCGGACTACCGTATGCTTACGAGTTGCCATAACTCACTCCTTAAAGCTTCGCAAAATTCAAATGAACAGCTTGGTACTCACCTTCTTCGTCGCGTTCGTAGAAGTTAAAGTACGACTTCTTACCAATGACAATCATTGAATCTTTAGCAGCCGCTTGAGCTTTTACCAAAATAGGGTCTTGAACTTTCCACCCGATGAACTTTAACGCTTTGTTTAACGTCATTTCGCCCGTGTAAAACTCTTGAGCTGGTAGTAATAGGTCGTGCGGCGCATTGTCCTTGTTCTTATGGAACCATTCACGGGCCAACTCACGAGACGCTTCGAACTCAGGACCGAGCGCTTTAAGCTTCGGGGTTTTGTAGGACATTTTGTAACGACCATCAAAGCTGTAGATGGTCACATTGTCACCACTGCCGCGAGTGTGCAACTTTGCGTCATACTGCTCTAACAGTTCCGTTCGAAATGTTTCAAATGCCTTAACCAGGTTCTCTTTAAATTGAGCCAATCGCTTTTGCTGGTCTTTTACTTGCTCAACCATGCTCGCTGTGAATGCGTCTTTGCGCAGGTCTATCGCACTAATATTGGCCTTTGAGATAAGATTGCCCGACGCATCGTATACAAAGCCCTCTGGCGCTTCTGGGCGTGTTGCTTGTTTAGTTTCAGTTGTCATGGTAATTCCTTACTTCATTGCTAGTTTTTGAGATTCACGGCCATTTACGCCGTGGTTTAATTCAGCTTGTTTTCCGGATTCATAACCGGATGAAAATGCGTTATCTGCGCCTCCACGTGCTTTCTTTTCAGACGCAGAGCGAACGTTTAGAGTTTTCAGTTCGCCATGTTTCTTACTTTGAAACTCTTTGATTTGAGTGGATTCATCATCACTCAAGACCAGAGCGTTAACCTTTGAACGAACCGCTGTTACCCAACCTTCACAGAACATGTCAGCGCGAGCGGTCTTCGTGGTGCGTTTAAGGCGCTTATTTAGGGTCGCTAAAAACTCTTTTCGCGCTTTCAACAATTGACGCTCTAACACTTCATACACATACGTTGCGACTTCAGGACGTTCGTTGTGTCCAGTGAATACCACGCGATGCTTACCATCCCACGAACTTGTTCGATGCACATGACATCCGAACGATTCCGCAACCAACCATACCAACCCAGAAAAATAGGCGGCAGGCCTATCGGCTTTCAACTTTGAAAGCACATCAGCTTGGCATACATCACTCAACTCTGGTGCGTGAGCATCAAGCCCATGTTTCGCCATTAGCTTTTGCGCTTGAGATAGAGCGTTGGCAGCTTCACCTTCATTTGTTGAACGAGCAGCTAAACGGAGTAGCTTTTTAATGCGCTCGATAATCTTTTGATTGCTCATCGGGTCAGCTCATTTTTTAGGTTAAGCATGGTTATCGCATCTTTTGCTGCATCATGCAGTGCGTGGTGTTTGATAAAACCTACGGGGTTGGCCTCACGAACGTAACCATTGCGAGTATCTGCCAGCGTATCGATGACGGTACGGATACAACGAAATCGGTTATAGGACCAAGGCGATGCAAAGCTATACTCAGCAAGAGCATGGTTTAAGATACCTCCGTCAAAGTCGTAGCCACGACAAAACACTTGCCCGCCATCTTTTGCTAAAGGTTGCACCCAAGTATCAAGATGAGAACAAAGAGAGCCAAGAGCGTGCACAATATTGACATCAGACGATAACGGCTCAAGAACAAAGCGAGCTTCTTCACCTTGTTTTTCCCACCATTCACGAGTGCTTTTAGACTCAGTAAATGCATCGTGGTAGCTCGACAAATCAATCTTGATATACAAACTACTAGGACGCTCACAAAGCTCTTGGAAGCTCACATCCTCTCCCCAATTAAATGGAACAACGCCAATGCTTAGGATTTTTGCAGATGGCTTGGTATCTAGCGTTTCAAGGTCAATTGCGACATTTTCAAACTTAGGCTGGTTGTTCATGCGATTACTTCCTCTTCACTTTTCGTTTCACAAAAATCTGTACGAGCAATTACCCAGCGCAACTCGGTTTCATTTGGGGCGTAGATACTAGCCGTTTTCCAATGACAAGCTGCAGCTTGATAATCCCCTTTACGTTCCGCTTCTGCTGCATCAGTTGCATGGATGCGGTACTTGTTACGACTTGCTGTTGTTGCCATGTGTTTGTGTTCCTCTTAATTAAAAAATAAATACAGCGATAGTGAGACCAGCCAGAATACCCGCAAAGAATTCCGCAGAGTTAAAACGCCTTGACTCACTGTCTTTGATGCGTCCTTTCAATTCAGCAATGAGAGACCCTTGGTATTCGATTGACGAACCTTGGCGCGCAGCTTGCGATTCCAACCTAGCAACCCTATCTTCGAGAAAATCAGACACGAGACACCTCCCAAACAATCAAACTACGCCCGATTCGAAGTGCGCTCATAAGCGTCCCAATGCCATTCTTAACTTGATAAATATCGAATGGTTTCTGGTTACCAATTTCCGCTTGAACCGCGTCGTTGTGAAGCTTCAGTGGACGCTCACAAATCAAGATTTCAGAACGGCCTACTTGTTTGCGTTGCTCAACCCAAGACCCACCCAATACGACAACTTGCTCTGCTAACGACATGCGTGTAACTCCTTAACTAATGCCTTCACACCAACTTTTGTGAAGCGCGGTAAATTGATAATTCGATTGACTGCTACCGCTTCGTTCCATTCGGGAAAAAGCGTCTCGTACTTTTTTGCTCCAGCGGGTGCCCTCGGTTTATCTGCGTAATGACACATCGAGCAAAAACCGTCCTCTTTAAATCGCCACATTTCTTTTCGCGCAAGGCACTTTGGACAAGTGCGAAACAAAGAAACCGTACCTATGGCATATGTGCGATAGCTTCTCTGCAACACACCACATTGCCCCATTTTTTGCATTGTCGTTGAGACGGCTGGGTCACATACACCTAACGCTTCATCAATTTGTTTAACGGTCGCTGGGCCATGTTTTTTAATATGTGCCAGTATTAACTCAGATGTTCGTAAATCGCTTTTCATAACGCCTCACTTAATCGTGTCAGTTAAGTATCCAATCGCTTTTTTAAGGTACATTTCATCAAGCGGTTTGCTTGCTGAGTCAGCCAATGAGCACCCCATTTTGATTGCATCACATAGCGTGCGTAGCTGGCCGTTGGTCTTTGGGATAACCTTTCGTGCATACGCAATCATTGATGCGTCATTGATACCCCATGCATTCATGTATGCAGCAATGTCATCTGCGCTGGACGTCTCGATGCGAAGAGGGCGAATAGTGCGCGACCAGATGGGCTTTAAGTTGATAACTGAGCGCGTTGCTTGCATACGAGAGCGCACCACGTCGTTACCAAGTAGAACAACACCAGCCACACCCTCTGCAAGAATACGGATGCCGTTAAGCGTGTTGTCTGATAGATACTGCGCTTCATCGATAACAATAAGCCCGTGCGCACCATCTAGCGCTTCTCGAACGCGAGAAGTCTTACGAGCAAGCGTCATACCTTGCACTTCAACACCCATTAGCCTAGCCAGTTCATCAACTACCGCCATCGATGTGCGAGCAAACTCAGAGACAGTAATGATCCATACGTTTGGGTTTTCGCGTTGGTACTCACGAGCAGCCTCGGTTTTGCCAACACCTGACCCTTCATATGCCATCCCCCAACGTTTTAGGCTTTGGGAAACCTGCATGATGCTCATTAGGTTTTTAGTGGTTGGCAACATGACGAATTCAGGTTCTTTTAAACCGTTTTTAAATTCGGTTTTAACACCACGCGCCGCTTGCGCATTAACCCACTTGCGAAGCATTTCAACGTACTTCTCTGTGCTGCCCGTGTATTTACCTTTAAGTAGTGCACTTAGAATTTGCTCACCAAAGCCTGCTTGTTGAGCGATTTCGCGATTAAGGAAGCCTTCGCGTTCTTTGATTTGTTTGACTTGTTCAATAATTTGACTCATATTTTCTCTCGCATACTTTGTTACTCACCCCAGCGTTGAACGAATGCATTGTTAAATTCTTCGCTACTAAACTCTGAGTAATCTTCTTCAAGCGTGTCATGTCCAACGGCACGCTTTCTTTTTTGTTCAAAGCCACCAAAATCTTTTGGCATGTCAGGCTTCATCTCAGTCACGGCAGGAACAAACCCACCGACATCGGTACGCTCATGCTCTTGCGGAGCCGCTGCCGCTGCGACGTCATTAACCGTTTTGGTGATAACTTGAGAACCAAGCCACTTAACGCGTTCCAATTGTTGTTGGTGCATGTCGTTGTTCTTAATGGCACTACCTTTATTAAAGAAGTCCGCATCATCAAACAGTGGAATTTGACCGATTAGGCGATCATTTTCGACGTCATACGCCAGTACAAACTTGGTTGTGTCGTAAGGATTGAATCGAACATTGACCTTGGAACCAACGTAGTCAAACAGCGTCTCAGAGCGATAACGGTATGACTGTTTCTTCGCGTTCTGGCCTGTGTTCAATTCAATCAGGCCGCCGTTGTGCACTTTCACTGCGCGCTTAGTGCGTAATAGACACATAGCCAACTGACGCTCCGTTGCTTTCGGTATCGAGACTTTTGAATAACTGCGCTCAAATACTTGCGCATAACTCAAACGCTCGGCTTTCGCCATTTCAGTTTGACGACCCTCTTCGTGGTTCCAGCGATAAACCCATGCATCGAGCAGTTCTACAAATTGCTCGATAGGGACGGCGTGAGAGCCATAGTTCGCAGGTTTATCGTTAATGTTTGCACCAAGATAAGCACCTTCAAATTCAGGCTCACGCTCGAATTGACCGAAGCCACCCTTTGAATGCCAGAGTCTTTCGATAGGGTTAGCGCGTGAGTTACCAGAGCGAGTGCCGTTATCTTCATCATCAATGCCTTTGATCCAGTTAACAGTGGACCCCATTGAACGGATAACACCTTCGACCTCGGCTGAATCAAACTTCTTGTGAACTAATCGACCAGACCCGTTACGCTTTGGACGCGACATTCCGCCCGTCATGGCCTCACTCAACGCAGCACTACCCCGGTCCAGGTTGAATACCTTCGGGATACCGTATTTAGAAACCATGCGATAAATGGCAATGCCAAGCATGTCTGTGTTTTCTGAATAATCGACGGCATAGCCAACAATCATCGAACTGTGAACATCAGTAAACATCCAGACAGTAGGGCGAAAACGTTCACCAGTTGGTGACTCACAAAGCACACGAGCAACGTGGCCATCACCAGTAACCACCTGCATTGCATACAAATGCTCACGTAGGCGACGTTGCGCAGGTAGTGCCATTTTGTAGAACTCAGACGCACCTTTGTGCATCAAGAGGATTAACTCATTAGGGATGTGAGTTTTAATTCTTTTGCTAAACGTTTCACGAGTTGGCAATTCGACTCCGTGACGCTCAGCTACTCGTTTTACGCGACGATAGCATTCAGTGACTGTCCCTGATTTCATTTCAGGGCGAAGGTAGTCCGCCTTGAATAGTTCCCAGATAAACTCAGGGATATAAGCGACACACTCAGCACGAACGCCGCCGCGAGTATCAACCAGAACAGCCAACCAATCGCGCTCAGGGATGTTGTACTTGCGCAAGCCTTTCTTAGCACCTAGAAACCAGCTTTTAATCGTTGCAACGCTATAATCAGACTCGGAAGCAACTTGCTCATAAGCCTTTGTAATAGGCATGCCTTCGTTTTCGTATTCAACAACACGCAAACATAGCTGGTGGCGCTTTTCGGCTTCTTGCTTTTGCTTTGCAGTGGCATTTTCGTAAACCTGCCAACGCTCAGCACTGGTCATGACTTCATCTGAGCCATCATTCTCTTCATGCGCACGCTCAACTGCTGCTTTGTTTTGCGCTTGAATCAGAGCGATGCGCGTTTCTTTTGGGAGGCAGTCAATGTGGTACTCCATCGGCTTGCGACCAAAAGGCACCTCGCGCTTACGCTTATGTTCATCAGTCGCAATTTTGCTTAACTTGATGCGAACATTGCGCTCCCCATCGGGCATACCTGGCAATCCAACTAACTCTTGAACTGTATAAAACATTACGCAACCCTTACCATTTTTGCGCGTTCGCGATAGCGAACAGGCCAAATATGCTCAGGTTCAACCCCTAATGCTTCAGCAATAATTCTTTCCCCTTTAGGCCAAGGTCGATCTAGTGCATTTTTCAACTCCACACCTTTGACCTTAGATAAGACTGCTACTGACCAGCCATGATCTCGAAGTCCCGCTGCAATATAGTGACGAGGAACATCCTCTTTCCCACCTAACGCTGCAACAACCGCCAAAAATAGAGGGTCTGCATTTTGCGACAT